CGGCGGCCTGCTTGCGGGCCTCCCTCTTCCTCGGTGATAACGTTGCTATCTACGAGTTCCTGGATGCGTTCCTGCTCGGCATCACCGGCCTCCGTGTTGGCCTCTATCTGTTCGTCCATCTTGTCGATTTGCGCATCGTACATGTTTGAAACGAAATCAGTAATGGAAGCAAATACTTCCTGAGCGCGTTGCGCCCAGTCGTTCAAAGCTTTCAACCGCTTCGCCTTGGCAGCGGCCTCCTCGTCGGCAGTTTTTTTCGATGTTAGCAATCTCCTCGTCGGTAGTTGCCTCCGAGAGCTTGATTTTGGCCTCTGCGAGTTGCTTGGCGTATGCCTCTCGCTGCTCGGCCGTCAGTTTGTCGGAGTCAAGGACGGCTTCAAGGTAGGCGATAGACGCTTGGGCGGTTTGCTTGGCGTAGTCGCTCTGTACCTTCTCGGATTCCTCGTTAAATTTCCTTCTCGGCGGCTTCGCGCTCTTCGGCGGTCTTGGCAACCTTTAACCGCTCGGCGTATTTCTGACGGAGGGCGGCAATCTCCTCCAACATCTGATTGTTGCGCTTGTCCTGCTCGTTGGCGAAATTGTCATCCATCTCCTTGAGTTGGGCTTCGTTGTAGGCTTTCTCAATTTCAAGCCGCTTAGCGGCATATTTCTCAGCGATGATGTTTTTGTCGGCGGCCGTTCTTGTCGGCTTCGGCAATCTCTTCCTCCTCCTGACGGCGCAACTGGGCGAGTTTGAGGATGCGTTCCTCGTTGCTCCCCTTTTTGACATATTCGAGGCGGTTGGCGAGGTTGGTTTCCGAGATTTTTTTCTGATAGTCGGCCTCGCACTTGGCGAGTTCGGCATTCATCTGGTCGATGAGCTGCACACGGAGCGCCTTTTCAGTCTCCCCGTCACCGGTTATCTGGTCAAGCTTCTTTTTGATGTTGAGGCGGATTTGCGCCATATCCTTTTCATGGCCATCGGCCATAATCGCGATTTTGGACTCCTCCAAAGCTTCAAGCTTTTTCAGCTCTTCCTTCATCTCCTTCTCACGCTCCTTGGCAGCTTTTTTCGCTTCCTTGTCTTTCTTTTTCTTTTCGTCCTCATCTTCGGGGGCTACGTAGTCAGATGAATCGATGGTTTTGTTAAGATTGCCGGATGGTGCTTCTGCGGATGAGGTGTCGGGCAATTTAAACTCCTTCAAAGTACCACCTTTCCGCAATCTCGTTATATGCATCGACGGCGTTCTGGGCAATATTCTTCATCGCATTGGCTACATTATCCCCAAAACTCTGCAAGCCATTTTTGGTAATCCTCCTTTATCTTGGAGAAACTTGCCCGATGAAAATATCCTCTATGATGGCGCCGAGGGATTTGAAACCATTAATGAGGTTGTTGAACAGCATCTTGCCCACCTCCCAAAGATTTTTGAAAGTCAGGATGGTCTTCATCAAGCCAGCCCGCACCATAGCGGAATTATTGTAGATACGGATAGCCCAGTTGGCAATATCGATACACCCCTTGATGATGGATGTCAACCCCTGCGCAACATAGGTTTTGGCTTTGGTTGTCATCACTTCAAACGACGTGCCATTGGCCTTGAACAGAGCGGCGGTCATAGCGGACAACTCGGCTTGCGCATTCATCTGCTCATCGTTGGCCTTGCCGAGTTCTCCCATACGCTCTTTGGCCACCTGCAGGTTGTCGTTTACGTCAGAGATGGATTTTAAGAATCCGCTACCCATTTGACCGGCGGCACGGCCGAATACATTCTTCATGATTTCTCCGGCTTCCTGCGAGTTCACTGGCAACTCCTTCAGTTTGTCGGTTATCATCTTAATAGCATCCATCATCGAGATGTTGCCGCTGGCCACATCCTCCTGCATCTTTTTGGCGTCGATTCCGACGTTGTTAAGAGCCTTTTCGGTTGCATCGGTCATCGCACGCAACCTATTCCCGGCAACCGAAATCGACTGGAGAGCTTTTTCGTCGAATAGTCCGTTACGCGTTTCGGCCAATATGGCCATAAACTGCTCGGCCGACACGCCTGCATCCTTAAACGCTCCGGCAAACTGGGAGATGTTGTTGGTGAGGTTGCCGCCCATGTCGCGCCCGCGGTGATGCCGTCCTGCATCAGTTGCATGGCTTCATCCCATGTGATGCCGAATTGTTGCACGAGTTGGTTGGCCGCGCCGATAGTGTCGGAATAGCTTTTGCCCATCTTATCGCCGAGTGCCTGCATCCTCGTAGTTACGGCGTCAGCGGCTTCTCCCGTCTTGCCCGTAAAGTTTTCGGTCAGGCGGGAAGCTTCAATTAACCCTTTGTTGTAGTCGTACCACCACTTAAACGCGGCGGCCGCTCCGGCGATGCCGAGGAAGGCAAGTACCCACGGATTTGCAAGCATCCCCATGAGCGTTTTGCCAAACGCGGCCGTCTTGGTACGTAAGCCGTCGAGGAAATCGCCTCCCTTGCCGAGACCCTCAAACGACTTGCCGAAATTGGCGTTAATGCCGACGAGGCTAAGTAGACCGTCGGCAAACCCTTCATTCGCTCCGGTGGCCTCGTTGATAACTTTTTTATTTTCCTCAATGCGCTTGTTGATTTCGGCAATCTGCCTTTTCCCCTCCTCAGTTCTGACGGATATGTGCTTAATGGCTTCGGCGAAACGTTTGTTCTGCGCCTCGGCCTCGGCTACGGTCTTCGCCTCCTTACCCATGATGTCGCTCACGTCGGATAATTTGCGCTTGTTCTCGGCGAGTTTGGCATTGGCGGCATCAAGAGTTTTCTGATAGTTGGCATCCTTGCGGTCGAGCATCGTAATGCTCTCCTCTATCAGTTTGGTTTGGTCGGAGAGGTCTTTAAATGTAGCGGCCTCCTGCTGGATGCAGGCGGTGAGCGACTGCGTGGTAACAACGCCGTTGCGCCCAGCAATGGCGTAATTGCCGACGTTGCGCTGAAACTCGCCCATATCTGGCGGCGGTATCTTTGAGGTGGGCGTCGAGGTCCTGTATCGCGTTCTCCAGTTCCTTGCCAAAATCGGAGTTCTTTCCCTCGTTGCTCAAATCCTTGTAGGCTTTCTTCATCAGTTCGAGCTGCTGGGACAAACGGGCATAGCTCTCCTCCTGCGACTGGTTGGCTTTCTCCTCGGCCTTCATAATCTGGTCGAGGGTACGTTTCTCGGTGGCGAGGGCGCGATATTTGAGCAGTGAGCTCAGCTTGCTTGGCAAGATACTGCTCCATGGTCACTTTCCCCTCGGTGAGCGCTTTTTCGTTATCCTTCTGCGCCTTTTTGTTGTTTCTAAGCTGGTTGTCCAGCTGCCCAAGCCGCTTTATCTGCTCGTCGTAGGTGTCGTAGTATTGCTCAAGCAATCTCTTAACCCTATCGTATTCGGTGTAAGCTTCGCGCTGGGTTTTATTGACGCGCTCCTGCTCCATGAGCTGGCGCGAGATGGTGTTTGTAGTGTTGGCAATTACAGCCTGCTGTTGCGCCATAACCTCCGAGAGTTTGCGCTGCGCTTCGGCCGCCTCCCGGCTTTTCTCGGCCAGCAGTGCTTCGAGACGTTCGAGGTCTGCGATGCCCCGGACATCTATATTCAGCCCGCGGGCCATACTGCGGGCAACCTCTAGATATGTCTCCAGCGCACTGCGCAGTTCGCGGTCGAGTGTTTTAAGCTGCTCTATCGCCGAGGGGTCGACAAGGTCGGTTATCTTGGTCATTGGTAAGGTGTGATTAGTTCGATGGTTGATTTGTCGCCGATAGTGTCGGCGGTTGTAAAACCGTATGTCTGGTCTGCATTGCGGTAAATGGCAACGTGCTTGCCCTCAATCACGGCCAGAGCCTTTGCGAGTCGACGTATGCGCTCACGATCTTCGGCAAATTTTTTATTAAGGCATGCGCAACTCATAGTTAGGCTGATGTATATCCGCACTTGGCGAAATAGTCCTCAATCCACGGCATCAGGAAAGTGGCATTGAAATAGCCTATCCCTCGCTCTCCCATATCGAAGATGGCGTTGCCGTATTTGTCGGCAATCGCCGGACCATTGCCCTTAGACGAGTAGACTTCGAGTTCTTTCCCGGTCATTCTCGCTTCAATACCGCTGTAGAATGTGCCGTCGATGAATAGATTCGGAATGTTATCCGGACGCGGAGGCAATGCCAGGATTGTCATGGACGACGGAGGTGTAATCTGCCTTTTCCATTCCTTGTAATCGGCATTACGCTTGTACCAATAGCCCGGCTCGTTGAAAAACGGGTCGTTGTCGTAATTTGGCGAAAGGTGTTTACCGGTTCCGTCGACGCCGCTCCATAGCTGTTCTTGTACGACATCAACGACCGCGCCTCTGTTGACTTCAAGGCATTCTGCCACTGACCGCTCGAATCCATCGGCAATCGCGGAGATTATCAACTGCATCTGCTCTATCGTCATGGCGACTAATTGTTAAGGGGAGGCGGGCAGACCCCACCTCCCCTCGGGTTGTTATTTGACGGACTTGGAAGCCCTTTTGGGTGGAGGCGGCACAATCATGTCGTACACCTCTGAGAGCATCTTGCGGCGCGTTTCCGGCTTTTTGTCAAGCCAAAACACATCCTCGTGGGCCGCGATAAAATCTTCTTTCGTCATTTTCGCCACGTTGGCGTTGACAAAAGACACAAATTCATAGCGCGTAATCATAACTGCTCGATACCTTTAATGCCCTTCTCAAAGAGATCAGCGGCAGGTTTGAGCCTTGGAGTTGCGCCGGCAGATGTGGTCAGCGTCATTACCTTGGAGGTGTCGTCATAGGTCACGGCGGTTGCGCCGTCAACGAGCGTGGCGTTTTCAGCAAGTACCGGACCATAAATCTCAGTGAGGTCGTAGCCCCCGACAGCCTCAACGAGCTTATACTTGTTGTCAGCTGTCTTTTCAAGCACCACGGGAGTCAGACCAATGGCGGCACGGCGCACGTCGAAATCAAGCTGGATGAAGTCGAGTTTTTCAAATGCAGCGCGGGCATCCTCGTAGGAGAACGAAACCGTAAGCGAAGCCTGAGCGGACGATGTCGGATGGGGAACAGCGGTCGGGTAGATGGTTGACATTGGGAAGCCGGCGAGCGTGTCGGTGCCGTCGTTGATGCCGTAAAGCAGGCGTTTGTCGTCAAAGAAATAGACGTCGTACGGCTGGTTCATGCATTTGGAAAGCGATGCATTCAGGGCCACATCGAACTCGTCCATTGTAAACGTGTCGGTACGGGCGGAGACGTCGGTTACCTTCGTGCCGCCGTAACCATTGGCGTTAGCCTGAGGTTCGCCGCCATCTTTGGCGTATTCAACGAAGCCAACGATGGCGTTGACTCGGCCGGAGCGTGATGCATGACACAGCTCCTCGAGTTTCTCAGCCGTCAAGTCGGCGGGAAGTTTTGTACCTGCAGGCACGATGAGAGCGCCACGGATTTTGCCGAAATCGATGGTGCATTTGCTCTTGCCAGTGTTGAGCATGGCGGAGACACAAGTTCTAATCTTTCTCATTATCTACAAGATGGTTTAGTAATTTTTAATTCGAGATTGGCAATGTTTATGGCGTCTATGGATTCGCTCACCGCCTTGCCATCCGGTGCGTACGCGCCATAACGCCCATAAGAGTAGTTTTCAGAGTATTCGTGCCGGATATGCTCGTCGTAACCGAAATCTATGCGACCGTCAGCTTTCAAAGCTTCGAGGAATGCCGAGTAAATCGGGCGGAGGATGTTGATGAAAGAGTTCGTTAACCTCTCCTCGTTGCTCCACTGCTGGCGCGTAGAACACGCTATGAGAATGTTAACCTTTGCCTCGGTGTAGTAGTCGGCGCTTGTGCGCTTTTCGTTGACCGGGCATTGCAACGCTATCATCGGCAATTTGGCCTCATTCCCGGCCTCTGTTAGGCTGAGTTCGTCGAGCCTGTCCTTAATGTACTGCGCGTTGCCGAAAACGAAATTGATAGGCGGGCAGGGGATCTCCAACGCCGTGCCTTGGGAGTTGTACACCGTCAGCGTACAATGCGTTGCGGCTTCGGCAACCACATCCCCGACAACCTCGATTATTTCTCTGCTTCTTCTCATAGATTCAAAGCGTTGATTTTCGTGGTGAGGTCGGAGCCGACGGCTACACCTTTCAGGGCGCATTCGTCGGTGGCACTCCATACGGCAAATTTCCTCATGCGCTCAACCATGCTATTCCACGCCATAACCTGCCGCGGTACCGGTGAGGCATATTCGTTGGCGCTCTTCAACTTGACTACTCCGGTTATTGTAGCCTGAGTGTTGGAGGCGCGGAGAATGCGATAGTAGACGTAGTCGGCAAAAGCTTCTCTAAGCTTGTCACATACCATCTCTATGGCGTCGTTGCTGACTTTGTCCCCTTCATCGCGGCACACGAGATAAGTGTGTACCTTATTCCCCGCACGTTCGCCGAGCGCGAGCGTCAGAAACCGCTCCTGCTCGTCATCGATATATGCTTCGATGGCACTCACAACCTCGGCGGCATTGGGGTTTGGCCGAGTGCCGAGCGAGGCGTTCTGAATGTGGCGGAAGCCATGGGTGAAATATGTATGGTCGATTAGCATGATTACTCTGATTTTTTAGAGCGGGATTTCTTGGGAGTGGGAGCCGGAGCTTCTTTGATGTCAGTCTCCTCGGCATCCTTGACATCATCGAGGTTGACCTCGGTCATATCTTCGGCTTCCACAATCTTGTTATCTTCCACGGTTTCGGGTTCGTTGGGAACGGTTTCGGGTACACTTTCACCGGCATTATCGGCGGTCTCGGGTTCGTTGGGAACGATTTCGGCGATTTTGGGAACGGCGAAACCGAACTTGGAAAGACGGGCAGCAAGATCATCGGCAATGGCAATACCTCCATCTGCGGTTACAGCAACAAGTTCACGTATGATGGAAGCGAGTTCTACCTGCGAAGCGGCCATTTCCATGCACGCTGTTGTCTTGGCCTCCAAGTCTTCCCGGAGCGTGGCTATGCTGTCGGCATCAAGAGCCGAGTCCTGCTGACAGGGCGTGAACGCAATCACGCCTCTGTCAACACGGATACGGTTTTCCTGGATCACCTTTGCAACCTCTTTCGGGTCGCCATCAAGGATGTACCTCATGGTTACGATTTTTTGATGGCGGTTTTGAGGGCGCTGATGGAGCCGTAGGCAAATGCCCACGGGCAGAACACGGGAACGATTTCTTCGGACTGGGCGAGCAGGACGACCTGATTTTTGAGCTTGGTGTTCACATCATCAGCCCACTCGACGGTCAGAGGAGTGTAGTCGATAATCTGAGCGCCACGCTGCATATCGCCGAGGAAATACTTGCCAACGGGGATGCCGCTGTAGGGCACGACGCGGAGGCCACCGATTACGGGGTTGCCGTTGATATCTTTGACAACTTCGAGGCGGTTGCCGTCGGTTGCCTTCTCGCAACGGATGGCGTTGATGGTAATCGGGTTCAGAACGAGGACGGTGGGAACGAACTGAGCATAGGTCATTACCGAGATGGCGGTTTCGAGGGCGTCGATGCTGTTGGGAGATTCGATACTCTGATAAGCACCGTTCTTGAAAGTCAGCTTCAGGGCGGCTACATCGGCGGCAAGCAGCGCGTCAGTGTTGGCTGCTGCCAGTGTCGCGCCCTCCAGGAAGATGCGGCGGTCGTTGACCTTGATGACATCGTATGTCTTGTTAAGGTCGGTGTTGGTCACTGCGGCCGAGCCTGTGACTTTCAGACCTTCGATGAGCAGATCGTTGGGCTCTTTGAGTTCGAGGATGAGGCCGTTGTCGGCTTTCTCGATTGACTGCACGCCACCTGCGGCAACGGTGAAAATGCTGTCGCTGATGATGGTTTCGACGGGCAAAACACCATCGTAACGGGTGATGCCTTTGAGGTTGTCGCCGGTGCCGTCGCCGAAGAGGATTGCGAAGTCCTCGGCATCGCGGACGCCGGAAATGAGGCAGTTCATGACGTAGCCACGGAGGATAGGTCTTGCACTTGAGCGCGCGCTTCGACAGCTTGAAGTGGTGGCCGACACGGGAAACCTGGGCGGTTTCTTCCTTGATGCTGAGGCTCGACTCGGGCAGCATGCCGTTCTCGGGCACATAGCGGGCGTTGCGGTCCACTTTGTAAATCTGCTGGAAAGCGAAGATGGGGAATTCGGGGTCGCCGGGAAGAACGGTGGAGAAATTGCGAATGTGGAGTTTTTTGTCAGTGGCCTGAGATACGATGCGGTCGCTCTGCTGTGTCATGGTGACAGCTCCGCCGGGAGTGACATTTCCGGTGATGGAGATGTCCTTGAAAGCGAACACGCCGGATGACTTTTCGCGGTCGCTGATGAAATCCTGGAACTTGGGAGAATTGTACATCTCCTCGAAGCGCTCGTTGTATTTGCTGATGAAATCAAGGCTGATGCCACGATTCTTCATCTTGTCAAGCGCCTCGGCAAGGTTCTTGACCTGCGCAACGAGTTCCTTGTTCTCTTTGGAGAGCGTTTCGATGGTTACGCCATCTGCGCTTTCAAACGGTTTCAGCGCCTTTTTGAGGGCGTCGCTGTCGAGATAACCCTCGATAGATTTGTTGATGGCGTCGGTAAAGGCGCCGATGAGCGCGCTGACGAACTCCTTCTGCTCGTCAGGGAGGGATTTCGTCTTGATGCCGACGATTTCCTCGACTTCTTTTTTTGTCAGTTTTGCCATAATGCACTATGAAATTTTAATGGTTGATGATTACTTGTTTGCGGCGGCTTTGAGCGATGCCCAGAACGAGAGCGATGGGTCCAGCTCAGTATCTCCCTTCTTCTTTTCACCCTCTTTCTTGTCGGCGGGTTTCTTTTCCTCGCCCTCGGGCTTTGCGCCATCGGCGGGTTTCTCTGGCTTGGTGGATTCGCCATCGCCGGGATTTTTGGTCTCCTCATCTTCGGGCTTCTTGGCCTTCTGCTCAGATGGTTCCTCGGCGAGGATGTTGTTGGTACGGTACACACGCCCCCAGCAGTGCGGGCAACGCACATAGGCAAATGCATCGGTGATGCTCTTTGTCGTAAGCTGTTTTTTTGTGGCGGCCAGCCCGTCAATTATCGAGATGACGGCGGCCTGAATCTCGGGACGGTAACGCTCTATCTGTCGGTGCGCCTCGTTGCGGGCGATAGCCGAAACGAACTCCGAAGCTGCATCCTGCACCTCCTGAGAGAAAGTGTGCTCGGGCTCGGAGTCATAGTCGAACTGATTGCCGCAACATGGACACGTCACAACCGTTCCGCCTCCGAGGGATTTGAGTAGCAGGTTGAGTTCCATATCGTAGGATTTAAGTCGCTCGTCAGAGTATCCGCGCTGCTTGAAGGCCATACGGATAAGTTCGACGGCATCTCTGAGCTGGTCGGACGTGGCGCTCTTCAACCCGACGAGGAACGTCTGCGGGTTGGCGCCCCAGCCGGTAAGGGTGGAGTATTCGAGCATCTTCCACTCCTTGACCTTGCGGCGGTCAGCTTCATCGCGGGCGAGTGCTTTGACGCCGATGGAGTGTTCAAGCGTTCTCCCAGCCTCGTGGAATAGCTTGTAGTCCTCGAACACATCGCGGCAAACCTGCTTGTTGAGGTTCATCTGCCCTGTCATCACAAGGTTGCCGTCCTTCTCCTCGCCGGAGAGAGGCACACCCAAAAGGATGCGCGTGTCGTGGTTGAGATACCACCGCATCTTGCGGATGTCGTTGTTGAGCGTGTTCGCAAACGACCCGGGCATCGAGATGTCGTGCTGTGCGTCCTCGATGCCTATACCGTTCACTGCAACAGTGACGATACCCTTCTCAGTGACATCCAGCGCTTTTGTTTCGTACTGGATATTAATCATCTGTTCTTTCATTACTTTCTCCTTTCGAGGGTTTATTAAATGGTTGATTGTTGTCAGGGTCCTTTTCTCCGGCGTGGCCGGTGTTGATCTGAATCGGAGAGGTTTGAGCCTTGATGATGCTATCCACTTTGGCAATCTCCTCTGGGGTCATTTCGAACTTGGTTTTATCGAAAATCTCCCCTTCCAGCGCATCCTCATGTATCTGGGCGCGCCAGTCATTGATGGAAATCAGGCCGTTATTAAACTGGCTCAGGCAACGCTCGTTGGTGAGCTTCTTCACTTCCTCGGCCTCTTTTAAGCCGACCTGCAAGCAGTCCACGTCGGAGAAATCGCAGTCGAGGTAAAGTCCCTTTTGGTCAAGCCCGAGGAACGTGGTCAGTGCCTCGCAGAAACGTTTGGCCGCAGGGATGATTACCGAGGTGTACACGCTCTTTTCGGCGTCGCCCTGATTGCTGAACGTGGACTGGTCTTTACGCGGAATGAGCACGGGCGGGATGCCGAACACCGAGGCTATTTTGATGGCATCCTCCAACGTTTCGTCGAAAGGTTGCATCTCTGCGATGGTAGCACTCGTCTTGATGAAGTTCACAGGAATGTCGGTAATGACGTAGGGGGATTGCCCGGCCATCACACCGTAGTTGTTGGTGAATTCCTCTCGCAACTCTTTCTTTTCCGAGGGGTCAAGTGCTATGGTTCCCGTTTCATCCTTCTTCTGCGAAACGAGGAATCCGAGCGCTCCACGCTTTAGGTAAATCACATTGCGGGCTTCATATACCGCAATGAGGTTGGCAATGGGCTTCTTCACAGCAAGCAATCGGCTCGGAGCCTTCATATAGTCGAGCGATCTCAACATCTCGGGCATACCATCTCTATCGTGCCATATCTGATAGCTCGGGATTGTCATCGCCGAGTGCTGGCCGTCCATCAGCGCGTACCCCTTTATCAGATCATCGACCTCGGCAATGCCGAACATAGGCAGGGCACTGTTGTATGCGGCAGGGATAACCTGCATTAGCTGCGACGGCAATACCCAGTAGTTTGAGCACCACTGGAACTTAACGGCATCTGGCGATATGGTTTCCGGCATGGCGGCACGGAAGTACGTATTGCCCGTGGCGAGTTTATATACGAAATGCTGATATACAAGCTCTCGCCACGTCATCAGCGGGTTAGGGCGTTTGAGGATGGTATCTGCGCCAAGTCGGTTGCACCAAACCAGGCTGTCGTCTTTGACGCGCTTTAAATCAAAATGAGCCTCCGAGATACGCTTGGCTATGAAATCTATCGGCCAGAACACCTCCGGCACCGTTTTGAAAAGTTCAATGAAATTGTTGCTGACGACTGACGGATGGATAAGCCCGTCAAGCATCCCCAATACCTGCCGGTATCGCCACGCATCAACGACAAATGCGCTCTGACTCCCTTGGCGGTCCACCTGAGGTACGACGTCTGCACGGACGGCTACCGCCTCCGTGGTTTCCTTTTTGGCATATTTGCGCTTAAAGAAATTCATGCGTTCTCTTTTGCCACAAAGATGCGCACGAAATCACCTCAATTCTCCGAAGTGGCCTAAATATTGAAATTTACCGCCCTTCATTAATCGCGGTTAACTTGCTGATTATATTTCCGTTGAGGACGTTTCAGCCTCAAAACTGAACTTTACGACGAACTGCACGAAACCGCTCAGGACCGCACTCGCCTCGTAGTTCTCGCCGGTATTCTTGTTGTAGTCGAGCAGTGTTGTCATGAAGCGGGCATACTCGATATTGTCGTTAATCGCGGCTTCGTTAAAAAGTAAATGATTCTTAACAAAATCAGCCGTAGCTGCGATGCGCCGGGCTACATCGGCAGCTTCATTCATTGCCCTGACGTTCAGGATGCGCTTGCGGAGGTCTCGCACGAACCGAAAATACGCCGGGGCGCACTCTATGATTGTCTGCGCGGCTCCCTCCTTGACGAGCAGCTCGGCAATCTCATCAGTGGATGAAGTCTCGCACAATGCCAAGTTAATGATATGCCACTTATCCCCGCACAGTTTGCCGTGCACGAGGGCAAACTTGCCGTTGACGTTAGGCATCGCGTAGGCGATATCCTTGCTATAGCGGCATTGTGTTGCCGGGTTGTAGAAATGTATCACGCCATCGCGGGCGTAGAGGTTGCGCTTACGGCGGTTGGAGAATGCGAGGAACTGCTCGCGCAGGATGTCGGCTACGATGTAGCGGAAAGTATCGCAATTGTGCACCAGAATTCCATTTGCAAAAAATGTATGTGTAGTTGTGGATATGTCATACATATCACTTATTCCGCCTATACTTATTAGCACATTCCCTTGAACAGCACTTCTTTTTAGAATACTTATTGATAACAAATTTAATCCCACACACCGGACAAGTGCGTTCTTCATCGTCAATTCCTGAACGGCGGCGCCATTCGCTTTTGCAGTTGTTTGAACAATATTTTGGAACGTGTTGCGAATTGCTCTCAAACGCATTGCCGCAGACTTCACAAACATACTGATGCATTGGCTTGCTTTCCCACATACGCTTGGCATTCTCCGAATGCCATTCCCTTCCTTCTTTGGATGCATGCCACTCTTTGGCTTTGATTCTCGCATTGTCCAGTCCTTTAGCAATCTTGCGCCATGTGCCTTCGCCATACATTTCTGTATGAAGTTTCTCATGCTCATCAGCACGCATAAGGGTAAAATTGCCAAGTGTGTTGTTATTGTAATTACCATCGATATGATGAACACAATAGCCTTTTGGTATTTCGCCATTGGCGAGATACCAAATGTAACGGTGTAGGTATGCCTTGACGAGTTTCCCTTCAATCCTAACCCATCCGCGATAGTATCTTTTATCGCTCTCGCATTCGCTTTCAGGGTAGCGATGAAATTTAAAGCCGTTGTAGATGGTAGTTTCTCTTGCCATATTTCTCCATTAGAATATCGAGTTATAACGTCTCCTACTTTTAACTGATATGCGGGGACAAAACCTCTGTTTGTATATATCGGATGGTCATAAGTCAAATCTATTCTTCCTTCATGTAAAGATAGTGAAAAATATTGAGATTTCCTTATGGTACACAGAGAATTATACACTTTTCTCCACCCCCTTTCAGTCATAACCGAGTCGCCTATTCTTACATCTGCAATCGGTAAGATTCCGCGAGAGGTGATAACAGGCGTGTTGGGCGTAAAACACAAATGGCCATGCGCCTCGTAGGTCTGCTTTGTTGTCGGATTTTTGACCTTGGTCTTGTGAATGGCGCCGTTGACATCTTTCTGCACACTCTGATAGTCCTCGATAGAGACTTTGCATACATCGCTGATAATGATGTTCAAGCCGGGGAGGATGCCGTCGAAGATGGCGTTGATAAATTCCCCCGACATCGGCACGCTCGGGTTGCGGTTGCTGACCTTATCCTCTACATCTATCCCGCACTTTTGCAGGGTGTCGATGAATAGGTCGTGGAAGGAGCGCTTTTCATCGTCGATATTGTTTGCCGCTTTGGTTGAGGCGTCACCATGGAGGATTACGCGGTCAACTCCCATTTCATGCAGTTGCTTTGCTACAAGTTTGGCCGCTTTGCGCACGGTGTTATTTGGGCTTTCGGCACACGTCTCCCCTATCTGCCTAACCTCATAACGGTCGCCATCGACGGCAACCTGCCAGTAGGTGCAGGTAATGTAGGGCAGCACGTTTGAGTCGACGCTCAGGTGTACTGGTAGTGTCGGGTCGTATGCGACCTCGGCAGTGTGCTTGCTTCGGGCGAACGAACCGAAGAACTCCGAACCGGTGCGAATGACTCCCCACTCGCCGAGGGCATAGACGTTATAATAATCGGGGTCGTTGATGCGGTCTTTTTCAAAGTCGGCGATACACTGCTCGTCATAGTAGCCGTATGTGCCGTCGGGCGAGCCGACCACCCAAAAGTTATTGAGGTAGGTGGACTGGATGATTACCGTGTCGGGCGCGTGTTCCTCAACCTCCTTTGTGCGCGGGTTGAGGATATATTTGGCCTCGTTCATTCTGATGGACTTCACGGCGGTTAATTCGGAGGGGACCTTACGTCCTCCGATTACAATATCCATCGACACATCATGCCACTGCTCCCTATCGAAGACTTCCTTCTTAATCCAGTGCGTTTCGTTAATTGGATTAAAGGTCGTTATTATCTGCTGGCCGACCTTACCACGCAGACGCTTGCGCACCTGCTTAAAATCCTCGCTCTCAAATTCGCTCCACTCGTCGAGCACGAGGCGTTTATAGTTTGATATACCCTTGATTTTTTTCAGGGTCATCGAGTCCGCCGAAATCTATCTTGGCGCCATTGGATAGGCAGACTATCTGATGGATACCATCTTTAAATTTAAAGAGATGGTAGATGCCGAGTTGCTTGGCGGCGACCTTGAAATCCTCATAGATGGTTTTACCGATAGACGCGCCGACCTTGCGCATTATCAGTGAGTTTTCGCCATCCCATAGCGTCATTATCAAAATCACCTGAGCCACGCTATACGACTTGCCCGACGAGGAGCCGCCGAACAAAATAATAAGTCGTATCGCAGTATCCTGCATCAGCTTCAGGAGGTGGAAGCCGAGCGGGTTCAGTTTTTTGAAATTGATTCGCATGAAAACTTACTTTTTGTAAGCATATTTGGCTGTTTCGCTTTCGGGCGTTTCTATTTTTCCGAAGTTTTTCTGAGTGCTATTGGAAATTTGTAAGCGAATATGGCGATTTCGCTTACATTGCGTTATCATCGTCATCATCGAAGCCAATCAGTATCTCCCCGCACATGATGCCGTTGGTGTTGACGTTTACATCCTTGGCCGAGGCATAGCCGAGCACCTCTATTAGTCTACGCTTGGCGGCATCCTTATCCACGTCGGGGATTAGCCTCCTGCCACTGCGGGTGAACTTGAGCAGCTTGCGCGTGGCTCTCGGGATTTCGTGGAGGTAGCGCATTCGCCATAGGTGGGTTTTCTCGTCCTCAATCCAAAGGTCGAGCGGATCGAGGTCGAGGATTTTGACGTCGTCGGAGATGATGCGCTCGCGGCTGATGGTAGCCAGTCGCGCACGTTCTTCTTGTAGCTGCTCTACTCTTGCTAATACCTTGCTATTAGCCATGAGCCTTGAGGCATTTGCGTAATGCGTATTCGCCTGCGCTCCGTTTTTGCAGTTGTACGCCTTTCGGTAAGCGGTGACGAGTACGCCTTTGGTGTCGGTGCCGTATGCGTCTACGACGTACTGGCAAAACATCTCCTGCTGTGGCGTCAGTCCGTTCTTGTCTATCTTGCGTGCCATAGTGCGGTGTTAGTTTGTTGGTTGATTCGTCGGTATTTGTTGGCATTTGTCGGTGGTTGTATGCTCTCACGACAATAGCCATAAGAATAATAGATAAAATGGGTTGGCGTTGTTGATATCCATAGGAGTTATTTGGATTTCTCCCGCCGTTGGGGCGGATTTTATGGAGGTGGCGATTTTGGGGTGCGTGGGGCGTATACGCTCCACATGTTCCGTCGCATTGGGTCGGCCGTGGTGGGGATTGAGCGGGAACCACTGCCCGGGATATGGCGGGAATGCGCTAATATGCGCATTCCCGCGGGAGGGGAAATCTCTATCGCGGGAATGTGCGTCGTTACACGGGTTATAACCCTCTACATCTATCCGTTCATGGATTGAATACCCTGCGAATTCCCTCGGCAACGGATGTATAATGCAAAGGTACGTTAAACAGTGTGTCATCCACCGACTGCGTGAAAATATCAAAATCGCGTTTTTCTGTAAGTAACGATAAATCAACGCCATTATAACTTCTTACAATGGATGCGAACTTGTAGACACTCATACTTTCGGGGTTGGCTATGTTGATTAGCTGACGTTTGCAACCATAGGCGTAAATTAACCCCTCTATTATGTCATCGATGTAGGTAAAATGGCGGATGTGGCGCCCGTTGCTTACAAGTTCAACCCGCTTTTGCGTCATCAAATGCCAGAGAAGAGTACCTTGACGCGGATTTGGACCGTAAACGTTATGAAGCCTTACGCCAGTTGCCTGCGGGTTGTAACATCGGGCATATTCCTCGTCGAAACGCTTGGAGATGCCGTAAAGCGATGTCGTATTGGGACTGTTGGCAGTGGAAGATGAGGCATACACCATCTTTACGCCGGCACGCTTGCAGGCGTCACATACGGCCATGAATGTTTCGATATTGTCATGCAGGATCTGCGCATGGTTGGTGTTAAACACTGACGTCTGCGCGGCCAGATGATACACGCAGTCGGCATCATGGAGATTTGGAACGGTATCGAAGAAGTCTTTGGCTTCGATGCCCTTTGTGCGGTCTATGATTATGACCTCTACTCCCCGCCTGGAGAGAGCAGCGGCGAGAGCCTTGCCAATAAAGCCCTCGCCGCCGGTGATTACTACTTTCATGTCTTATTTTTCGTTGAGTTTGTCTAATAGTTCTTCCGCTTCTCTCCGGGCAAAATCCGGATCTTCTTCATCTCTGAACGATTTTACACCAATCCAGATTCCTGATATAACATGAACCTGGACTATGTATGTCGGACAATATAAATGTCTTTTTTCTGTGCGGACCCACTTACAGGTCCTTTTGATACGATACTTTTTTCTCATTTCTTTTATTATGTATGATTTAAAGCAGTTTGTATGAAATATTTGTTGTAACTTTGTTAATGACTCGGAGATGTGGGACCGGAACGAGCCGCCGCCCACCTTGTGAGGAATCTGCCTTTGGCATACTTCGTGGCCGGGAGAAATTCCCGTGTAGGAAACCGAGAGAGCTGGTAAGTTCGTGAGTCCAGCATTTAGCCGTCCTTTCGGGCGGCTTTTTACTTATGCGTATCCCACCGATGAATTCGACCGTCTTTGGTAACTACATAGACGCGGAGCGGCTTACTATTATGTTGCCGATATTTTTCTATACCAGCCTTAATTGTCGCCTTTGTGTGACCTGCATCTTTCATATACACGACTGCTGCCGTTGCTCCGGGCTTATCTCTCGCGTGCTCAAGACAGTTCTTGAAATTGTTGACGCTATCACCTTTAGGAGATGATTGCTCAAATCCGGCTGAAAACACATAACCGTCTGGAGTCCTGACATCGCCTGCCTCATCTTTAAGCGTGATTTTATAATCCTTTATCAGCCATGAATCTTGCAGCTTCAATTTCTTCAGGCTTATGGCTCGCGGAACTCTTCTCAATGAGATAATAGCCGCCACCTTTTTTGCTGAAATAGCCATCGGAATATCGCCCGGAGTGCATGAGTTGATTAAACTCGACCTCTCGGCGGCCATATTCGCGGCTCCCACCGGTCAGGGTGCGAGAACCGCCGGACAATTTAACCATTGGCGCCCCCTTTCTCTGTCATAAAGTCATGGATATACACAAGAGAGTTTCGATTGCAGAAGTCGTGTATCTCTTGGCCGCCACCATATACGATGAGATTTGGGATTGTCTCGCCGGAGATTTCGCGGGCGATCTTCAGTTCTGTTTCTAACTCGGCGAGGTGTCCGCGTGTGCCGCGTGTGGCAAAGGCGTTGTAACCGGCTGGAATGCCAAGGCGGTTGACATCATAAAACTTGCTACTCACATTCAGATCAGCATAGACATTCAGCCCACACTCCTGAAAGTATCGGGCAATCCATCTCTTTTTGTAGATAAGGTCAAGGCCCTGCGCAAGCGGTGTTGTATCAAAGAGCGAAAAGTTAGGCTCTACCACGGCCCGGGCGCAAGTGTTCAACACTTTTGCAGGATTTTTCCATACACTTGCAAAACGATAATCTTCCACATAAAAATGGATCGTTTGAGCCGATTTTGTCTTTCTGCCTGCGCCATACGGCGCAAATGGGAGCAACAGATGTCCTCCCTGCCTATCACTCCGCAAACACGGAATGTCATACTTGTTGTCGCTGGGATATAGGCAGTCCTCTGCGACATTCAACTCAGTTGCGTTCATATTGTGATGATGTGATGTGATGATTTATGAACTTTGCCGATTTTTAGAATGGCGGGGTGGATTTTGCGTAAATGGGGCATTTATCCCGGTAGGCACATTCTCCGGCCTTTGCCTGTGCGAAACGCTCATGCCATAGAACCTCATAGAACTCTGTACCCATTTCGGCCTCTTCGTTGAGATATGATACGAGCTTCATGCAGAAGAACCCGATGTCGCTCTCTTTGTCATCGTGGAGCGCCACTATGCCGTTACTGTTCGGTCTTGCCATAACTGATTTATGATTGGTTCGCTACTATGATTAATTTTGTCCCGTCGGGATAGGTCATAGCCTTTTTGAATAACTTATGACACCTTGCCGGGATATTGCGATAGCGCAGATGCCATTCATTCCACAAGATGCAGTGGCCGCGCTTTACTCCGGGGTTGAGGCGGGTTGCCCCCGTGNTANGGCAGGGGGCAACTACCACAACTCCCAGGCTCATCGTAGAACTTGTAACCGTTAATCTCAATCATACCGCCACAGATTTGCGTTTGCTCTCACTGATCGCTTGACACAGCACCGGGCACCATGCTTTAGGTATGCTGGTATGGACTGCGTTGCCGATGAACGTTTCTTTTGGTCACTCTGATTACCCAGCAGCACATAGTCATCGGGGAAACCTTGTATGCGTTTCAATTCTACGACCTTGAGCATACGCATATAGATGTCGGCCAGACCATACTTAGCCATAAATTCCTTTATTTTAATCATCATGGGAGAGTCCGTTTCATAAACCTCTATGGCTATCTCCCCGTTCTCCGTGGTTACAAGGCATGGTGGCCGTTTATCCATTCTTGCAATAAGAGTGAAACACGGCTCATCAATAGACCTGCCGGCCGAATTGAATTGAGGATTCACAAGGAAATGCTTTCGGACTGTCACAAGGCTGTGTTTGGGATTTGTGGTAACACAGCCGCAAGGCTCATCAATGGATGTGGCAGTGCTTGCGCCATAGAACATGGTCAAGAACTGGGCACTGACAAGCGCGTGATGATCCACGCAAGTGATTGCTCCTGCCGGCCCGTCAATAGATATGTTCTTATCCTCCGGGGTGCCGCTGAACTGCTTGGAGAGAAATGCGACTTGGGCCACACCGAGGCGGTTCTGAACCGCTACTGTGGGGCATGGCTCATCAATGGAAGGCGGTACATACTTTCCTCGCTGGCTCATGCTGTTGAACTTGACCATAAATGCGTCGCTGCCATCTGGTACAAACTTTACAAGTCCAGCATAAATGCGTTTGAGGGTGTTCTCGGCCAGCGGCTTTTTCCGTGTGAAAATTGACTGTCCAATCTCTTCGAGGTTTAGTACATATCGCACGGCTCGCCATCGCCCCAGATTGCCCGTGGGCCGTCTGCTGTGGGTTGGTGTGGGGAACACTATCGGCAGCCCTTTTTTGGCGAACATCCCGAAATAACGCTTTCGTGTGGTCCGGGCACCATAGTCGGCCGAGTTCAATATGCGATAGTCGTAGTTGTAACCGTACCCTTTGACATTCTTAATCCATCGGACATAATCGCGGCCTCTGTCCATTGATAGCGGGCGGCCACTCTTATCAAGTGGCCCCCAGGACATGAACTCCTCGACATTCTCTATCTGGATAAAATCCGGGTTGATTGTTTCTATATAGCGATAGAGGTGTTCCGCCAAAGTCCTACTATCGGGATCGCGAGGCTGACCGCCTTTGGCCCGGCTGAAATTGGTACACTCCAGAGAGGCCCATAAAACAATCAAGGCCTGCGGATATTCTTTCCTGCAAGCCTTGATATGCTTCATTAGCGGCGTTAGGTTGAGCGTTCTGATGTCCTCAACGAAATGGAGAGCGTCGGGGTGATTGGCGGCGTGGGACGCTATTGCCGTTGGATCGTGATTGACACACGCAATTACCTTTGCACACTGCTCGCCATGTAACCGGGCCTCATTGACTCCCGTCGAGGTCCCGCCTGCACCGCAGAATAGGTCAATGTATAGTAGTTGTATCATTATCTTTTTTCTGATTGGTTTTGAACCCGATTTTGACTCTCGGAGGTCTGCTGGCCGCTCCATCCTGATACCCCTTTCGATAACCTATATCCTCAATCTTGCCGATAAGTAGGTAGGCGAGAAATATCAGAACTACATTGATAAGATATTCGGTCATATTAGTCAGCATTGAACATATCTTTACCGAATATGTCTTTTAAACTTTCGAGAGCATCGTACACACAGTCCTCATGGCACATGCTGAGTCCTTCTTTAAGATTGTTGTAGAGGTGCCTAACTTTGTTGCGCTCTTCTACCGTCATGCGCTCAGAGAGGTTGTCTGTGAAATCTTTGGTGTTGCCAAATTCCACTGAAACTCTAAGTGTGATGTTACTTTCCTTGAGATATTTTTCGGGTAAACCGATTGCGCTCTCAAAGGTTTCTTTTGCTATCGCTGCCGCGTTCTTGGCAACGTGTTCTGACATATCAGGAATAGCCTGAGGATTGTTATTGAACTCGTTGAGAATTGTAGGGTACAATTCGCAACTTGATTCTGTTTTGATTATCATAGTTTTTCGCCTAATTTAATGATGAATACTTCTTCTTCGGGCGCACCCANTGCAGGGTTAGCCGAAACCTATGTGCATACTCTTGATTTCAAAGAGCATCGTAGTTGATGTGTAGCCACGGTGGATACGGACATGGGTGTATTCCTGCCACACTTGGTTTGTTGGAAGCGAGGCAAGGTATTTTAAGGCACCTTTTCGACCACTGTTAAGGCGAAGGAA